TTTACACTTACAAAAACCTTTCCAAATTGAGGAGGAGTTAACTCTTCTCCACCAAAAGCAGAAACAGAATCAGTTTCGGGATATATTGTTGGTAAAAGTGCCTCATAATCAGCTGAAGTTACTGCTCTATTCTGTGAGGAGTAAATTCGAGTCGAATATTTCTTAATAGATTCAATAGTTTCTATATTTTTACCCCCTTCAGCAACATTATTAGTCGCAACTAAGGAAATTCCTGCAGTTAAATTAACAGAATCTCTACTTGACGTTAATTTTCCTGAAAATATAAAGGATCCGATGCCATTTGCAGCTTCTCCATTGGTTACTAGGTAGGAAACTTCAATAAAACTAGGAGATTCCAACTTTTTACCAAAAATACCATCACCAAAAATCAATTCATATCTTTCATTTTCGATTTCTTGGCAAAAATAGATAGCAGATTCACCATTTATCTCAAATAAACTTGCAGCTTTTCTATATTTTCGACTTGTATTCGATAATTGAGAAGGTTTGACTGTTACTCTAATGCTATCAGTGTCAATATTAGAGTTTGGAAGGATAAATCTCTGATTTGGATCGAAAGAATTGACTGTAAAATTAGTAGTAATGTAAATTCCTTCAGAAATTTGAATATTTTCAAAGTTAGCTACGTTTTGCTTGACAGGAACAGTGACATCATCAAGTAAAGCAAAGGTAAAAGACTCATTATTGAAGACATTTGTAGTGCAAGCAAGACCTTTATTCAAAGTAACCGTCTGAGGAGTGGATGAATAACTAGTTGTATCTACAAAAAATGATATATTTGCTTTAGCTGCCTTTTTAGAAGTAGGAGTATATCCAATATTACGTGCTAATGAGACAACATTTTCCCTTAATGTTGCACTATCAATAAAAACTTCGTTCGATACCATGTTGGCATTGTAAGAAGTGATGTAAGTATTGTATGCCAGAACATCAATAATCGTCGATAAGTTAGATCCTTCAAAATCATAGTCAGTGAAATTGGAATTAGATCTAAGATAATCTTTTATTGTTGTTTTTATCTGGTCAAAATCCAGATTGGAGAAATTAACTAGTGGCATTATCGTGCTGGCTCGAGGGCAAATGATAATTGTTGGGGTTGTGCTTCCACTCCAATGATCTCATATTTTATAACAACATCAAATTCAAGTGTATCAAAGTTTGGTGAGACTTGAGTTCTTAATAATTTAACTCTTGGTTCAAAATTGTTTATGGTATTTTGGATTTCATCCTTAATAGATGAAGCAGTAACGTCATCCATATTCTCAAATAAGAGATTATTGACGTTTGAACCTAAATTCTCATTAAAAAATCGCTCTCCTGGTGCAGTGAGCACCAGATTACGAAGAGAGCGAGCTATAGCAGTCTCATTTTTAACCGCAATAAGGTCATCATTTAAGGGATTAACCTTAAAAGACATGCTAATGTCTTTAAATGTCTTACTTATGCGTTGGACGGGCACTATTATTAGGCAAATATATCTTTATTTAGCAAGTATATTTTACCTTTTTTAGTTTCCCTGTCCTCGTGAGCGTTTTTTTGCTTTATTTCGAGAGGAAGCGGCATATTTAGTATGCTTTCCTCTTCCTTGACGAGTTTTTTTGGGTCGAGTTTCGATCATTTCGACCCCAGTTGGACTTCTCATTGCCATTTTAGTTATTCTCCATAGTAAATCGAGACACGACGGTTAGATAACACGAGTTTTTTCGTGGCCAACACGTATCCGAGGGTCGCACCAGATATCATAACCCTTGTCAATCGCATCTAAACAGAACGATACGTCTTCTCCGCACATATCCTGAACTGCTCCAGACTCAAACTGTTGCATTTTAGGAGCAAACCAAGGGTATTCAAGGTTCTCGAAGACACCATTCTTAATCATGACCCAACCGAAACCTGTGTAGTCAACGGTGAAAGGCTTCTGACGCTTTCCAATGGACTCTACAGTCTCGTGATTCATGACTCCACCGTTCTTACGGAAGTCATCTTCTTCTAGCCAGTGTGCGACAGAGGTTGTGCTACCATCTTCTGTTGCATACCATCCTGCAGCAATCTCTGCTTCCTTCCTATCTGAATCCTCTGCAGGTAAAGCAAGATCACATAACTGCCAAAACTTGTCAGTGTTAAAGACAATATCCGAGTCAATCCATAATTGGTAATCATACTCTAGTTTACCATCCCAAGGTTTCTGATTAGGACCACGAAGAACATTTGCACCTAATACTTTACAACGTGCAAAGTTAACCATTGATGAGTAATCTTGTGAGATCTGAATACTCATTCCATTTTGTACCATGTCAAAACACATCTGTACAAAATTCTTTAAAAAGATATATGAACATCCACGACCTGGTAAGCAGAATACAATCTTCTTACCTTTAAACCTTTCTTTAATTGCTTGTATATCCCAATCGGCAGCTTTCTTCTTGGGTTTTGGTGGCACAGTTTTTACTGTAAATCCTTTGGCCATAGTTTTATTGAAATTTCAATTCAATTATAACATCCATTTATATAGTTGTCAATATGAATCTTCTTCCCACATTGGTGTTGGAAGAACTCTACCTGGCCCACCAATACCGCACTTGGGGCCTAGTTTGATATATGATAAGTCTCTCTCTGTATAATCTGTCTTCAGTAAACCAACCATTACCTTTAACATCTCCCATGTCTGTTCAAACTCTTCTTCCTCTAAGTTTGCATATAGACATCTATCTTGGGCGTAGATGTGATAGGTGGTTTCGTCGTACATAAGCCGTCGTTGTCCTTCACCTATTATATATCAATATCAACATAATTGCAAGTTCTATGACAATTTAAGAAAATTGCAAGTTCATTGAAATACTTATTCTATCAGTATCTTTTTGATTGGGTTTTACATAATGATTAATATCAGAAGGAAACATTATTATATCTCCTTTCTTTGCATCGATACTTATATGGTCTCCATGCCTAGCAATTTTTCTTTGAGGAAAAGGAGACATTAGAATTAGTAATCCATCACTTGGAGTCAAATACCATACTAATGCAAAATTACAATCGGGATGAGCATGAGGAATATTCCAATGACCTTTTCCATTAATATTATACCACCAAGTTTGTATTTTAAAATGTTTACCACTAGCTTTGATAATTATTTCATCAAGATACTCTTTACCTTGTGGGTGAAAATCATTCCAACTAAAATTAGGACTTTGATAGCCTCCTTGATTAGATCTACTCTCTGATGAATACTTTTCTTTAAAATGGTATGCTCCGTTATATAATTCGTCTACTAATTGTTGTGGTGTTTCTTCTATATGCCAAAGAGGTGTAGGGAATATATCATGTATCATAAAAGGTAGTGAAGGGGGTTTTTACCTCGAAAAAATTTTGGCGATTTTTTTATATACATCTCGAATTGTCACCTCTGTAGGTTAGGGACTTATCGATTTTTATAAACGCAACGCCACACGGCACGGCATCAACAATTAACGCATAATACTGCAGCCACGCATATAACAATTATAGCATATTACTGTACAAACTGTCAAATAGCAGCTGCACAGTTTGTTATAATAATTCAGAGCAGATTGTCAGTCTTAAGTGTTATCCCAACTGACAGGATTACTCAGGTCTTCGATAATACTTTGGCACCTCTCATTGTCTTGTAATTGAAATACTTTCTCCCATGAAATATCGTGTGGATTAAAGTCACTTAGTGTCTCTAATTCTAATGTTATTCTATACTTACTCTTGGCTGCTTGACTGTAAAGAACTGACATAGGATTAGCCCACGTAGAGTGTTACTTAGTTATTATAATATGACTGAGAGTTACTGTCAACTAAGTATAGGTTATTTATGTGGAAAACTTAATACAAACGAACTAAAACTATACGGTTTAAGTTTATACTGAACTGGTTTGTTATTATATCCTCAAAATTACATCGAGGGTCTTGTAATTTAAGCGAGTTCGTGTTATAATCGACTCGCTAAGATCACAAAGAAACTAACACTTA